TATAAGTAACTAGGAAAGTGTACCTGTAACCGTCCAGTTGGTCGAGTAGTGAACTTGACAAAGCCGAAACCAGTTGACCATTGCTGAACGCAGGAGTAGCTAACTCAGTTCCGTTGGTTACGTTGAACTGCCCCAGCTCACCGATGTTCTGGCTAACCGCTGCTGCGCTCGACGTTCCTAGCTCGTTGCCTATGGTTGTTACCGAAACCCCGCTGTTTACGTACAATTGTGCGCCTGCAGCTTCACCGTCCTGTGCAATATTCACGTTCACTAAGTAGTTAGATGAAGATTGCCCGTTCTGCAGCGTAGAGAGGTCTGTTATAGCTGCGATGTTTGGAGCGTAGATAAACGTCAGCCATTTGTAAGCCGATGCCAGGGAAACGCCCTGTGCCTGTATCGCTGTGGTATCAGCAACTACCTGAGCCGCCGACCTAGCCGTTGTGTTGTAAATTCCTATCTGCCTGCATTCTCCGTCCGCTGCGTTCTGCAAGGTTGTGATCTCAGCAAACGTAGAAGTAGGGGCGGCTGTAAAGTTCACCCAAAGTTTACCTTGTGGATTAGCGCGGAAAAACTCGCTTACATGATAATGCCAGAGTGCTTTCTTAGAGTAAACACCTGCAGTAGCCGAAGCTGGTTGTGTGAGCGTACCCGCTATAGTTCCCACGATAGTAACCGCAAACGGTGTTCCTGTGTTCAGCGATATACCCAAACCTTCGCGGCCTGTTATGGTCAGCGTGGCGGTACTGAAACTTGCGGTGTAACCGTGAGAGTAAGTACCCGCGTTAATGAAGGCAGCAAGAGAAGCGCCCAACAGTGCTATAGTGCTGTCGCCCGATACTTTAGTGTAAGTGCCGAGGTCTACAACCGTAGTGGTGCTGTTAGGATTAGGTTCTGTTACTGTAAACTGGATAGTGTCACCTGTAGCGCCAAGCGTAGTTATCTCGTAGGTAGCTGCGGGTTTCGTTTCGTCGCTGTAGTCATTCTCTATTCCTTTGCTTTCCGCATCCTGAACAGAGAAAACGGCTTGCGTAGCGGTGGTAGCAAATGAACCGGGGGCAGTTCCGTAGAATATCGCCCCCCGTACATAGTCAAGACCCTGAGCAGGTTGCCCAAGTCCACCCTGACCTAAATTAAAAGTTATACCTGCACGTGCCATAGTTGTTCCGTCTTATTGGTTTCTGTGTAGCTTCACACAGGTGATTTCGTCCGCAAGGTCCTCTACCAAGTCAACTACTTTATCGGCAACGGGGTCTATTATCTTCTCAATGACCGCACCGACTATTTTGCCTAGTATCTCGTCCCTGAGAACCTTCCTGAACCCTTTGCGCTCATGAAACAACCACTCACCATTTTCATTGATGTAGGCTGCTTCCAGTGTAGGATTCGCTTCGAGGTATGCTTTCAGTTCGTCAGCGTACATATTAAGCAGTTACTGCGCGGCCTGTTTCAATCCAGGTAGTGCCGTTAAACATAAATGTTGCGCTACCGTACTTGTCCGCTGTAAGGGCAAGCGTAGCTGAAGGCTGGTGGCCAGTACCGAATGTTACCACGCGGTTTGTACCGTCAACCGAGAACAGGTAAGTAACTGTATTACCTATTTCGGGGTTGGTTGTACCGCAAGTCAGCGTCAGTGCGCCGGTAAGTTCTGCTACACGCACCACCGTATTATCGGCAGTAGTCGTAACAGCGATTGATGCGGCGTAGGCTTTATCCTGAAAATCATTGGTGATAACACGGCTCGTTTTGTCCGTGTTAACGCCACCTGAGAATTTTGAAGTATCTGGCATTGTTATGCTTTTATATCGTTATTAGATTGTACCGTACAATACTGTTTCTTCGTTCCAGCCGATCTGAACGTCTGCTTTCATCAGCATTTTGATGAAGTACAGTTCAGAGTTGTTTTGCAGTTTAGCCATCTGTAACCCTTCGTCAGCTACCGAGTTAAGACCCACCCACAGGTTAGAATCTGTAGAAGCCGAGCTTTTAGCTATCAGGTACACGTTATCCGGGAAGTCAGCTATTTTCACTACAGGTATGCCTTTGTAAGCAGGAATACCCATTGAAGTGAAGTCGTTACCCTTGTAGGTCTGAGCTATCTGCGCGTTCATATAGAAGTCATACGTGGCGTATGAGCAGAATATTTTAAGACCTGGCTTGTACTTCAGGGCGGCAGGGATAAGAACGTAGCCTTTTTCAAACTCTGCCTGAATGTTAGCTGCAGACAGGGTAGTAGGAGAACCTACGTCAATCGTACCCGATGCGTTCATAGCTTTCTTAATGAAGCCATCGAAGTATTTGTAGATGGTAGAAAGTGCGGTGCTACCGTTCCATATCAGTTTATTGAAATACTTGGCGTGGCGCTCCATTACACCCTGTATTACTACCGATTCTACCGAGTACGGCAGCGAACGGTCAATAAGGGTAGGGTTCAGTTGGGTAGCGTACCAATGATCTTCAAAGTCACGCGGGTTGAACTCCATGTAGATCATGTAGTCCTGCGGCTCGATAGTCTGACCCGTCACGTCCATATCGCCCTTAGAAATTGGCGTGGCAGCGCGGTCTTGTATCAGGTCCTCATAGTCCGCATCCCAACGGGGGATAGTGAACTTCTTTTTGATACCGTCTTTGATATAGACGTGTCCACCGTTTACTGTGTCTGCCTGCGTGATAGCCTTTACGATGAACTGGCTTGCCGCTTCACCGGCATAGGTGGTGTCCGAGATTACAAATCCGTCTGCCATAGTTTTTCCGTTTTTTTATGAGTGCTGTGCTTCGTCACACAGCGTTATTTTTATTGTTTACTTACCTTTTGCTCTGTTGTTTATTTCAGCCATCCTTGCAGCCATAGTGTAAGGAACCGCGCCTGCTGTAACCTTATCTTCAGGGGTAGGGGCTACCTTATTTACCGGCATTGCTTCCAGTTCGGCTTTGATGCCTTCAAAGTCCACCTTAGCACGCTCAACCCATTTGTTCACTACCTCGGCTTTGATGTGGCCTTTAGCCGCGAACTCGTTAACCATAGCCTCGCACTTAACTGTCAGGGCTTCGTTTTCTGCTGCTTTCGCTGCATCTTCAAACTCTTTCAGTTTTGAGGTAGCTTCTGCGGCTTGGTTTTTCACTGTTTCCAGTTCACCCATTGTGTCGGTCAACTTGTTTTGAACGTCCAGTATTGCAGCGTCCTTTTGGGTCAATTCATTTTTGATACCCATAATGGCCGCCTCGATAGCTTCGGGGCTTGCTTCTTTATGAAGGTTCAGGATGCTTGTAATTTTTTCTGACATTGTATTTTTATTTTGTATGCCGTGAATTTTATTCATTATCAGGGTGGCTTCTTTCCACGTTGCCATTACGTCCTGATTTGGCTGTAGCCTCTTTTTATTGAACTCTGAACTTACTTCTATCAAATCGCACATTCCACTCTCCAAAGCCTGTGAAGGGGTCAGCCAGGTTTCTTTTGCCATCATTGCGCTTATCTCCGCTTCGGCCTTACCAGACCTTGAAGAAAGAAGCGTTACGATGCTTTTGCGGAAGGCTGCTACTATTTCATTCTCTGTTGCTGTTTCGCCCGTACTAGTTACGGGGTCGTGCACCATCAGGATCCCGTAGTCTGCCATCACCCTTTTTCTACCTGTCAGGAAGATGTTAGCCGCGCAACTTGCCGCTACTCCCGTACAGTAGGTGTCTACTTTTGTCTTAGACTTCAGGATTGCGTTACAGATGCTCATTGCGTCCGCAACTACACCACCGGGACTGTTTATAAAGACCTTAATGCGTTTTTTGCCCATCCCGTCCAGCACTAAAAGCTCCCGTTCAAACTGGTCGCCCATTATGCCCATCCCTTCCTCGCTATCAAAACCAATGTGCTTATTGATAAGCATTATTGGTTCGTCCGCTGTTTCATCTACTGTGTACAAAAAATACATCCTGATATAAAATTCGCTATACTATTTTGCTAGTACCCTTATGTGTACACACCTATTTAAAAAGAAAAAGGAAGGCTAAAAAGCCTCCCACGTATGAAAACAATCCACCTCGAAAGTCTAACCCTTTTTCTGATTCAACATCATCTTTACCGCGAGATTTACAACCTCGGATTTGGTCATTTCGTTTTGCTTGGCAAACTCTTGAAGTTTGTTCTTTATCTGAGGGGAAGGATAAAAGACCTCCCTGCGCTCATGAGAACTGCTGTTTTTCTTTTTCTCCATTAGTAGATGGTTGCTGAGTATACTTTAACTGATACGATCTTAGCACTGCCGAATAGTCCTTCATATTTCATTCGGATGATTAGCCGACTGCTGGAAACATCGTTGCCGATGCCGACGCCCGGACCGGATGTGTACTCCTGTTGGTAGGTTACGCCTGTATTGTCAAATAGCAGGGTTGAAGATGTACCGAAGTTGAAGTCATACCTTATCTCTGCGCCTACCTGTGCGTTGTCGAAATTGCACGATATAGTCAGTGCGGCGGAGTTGGTCAGGTCGTAGTAATAGTTCTGGTTCCCTTTGAAGTTGGCTTCGATA